GGTAGTTACCTCACCGGTGAGAGTCTAAATACTCTCTCTATTTCCACCCTTTTGGGTCCCTTATGGGAGGTTTCATGAGCAGAACAAGGTCGAAAGGCGTTCTTTTCACGAACCAGCGCGCGATGGGTCTCTACAACGGGAATTTACTCCTGATGAGAGAAACACCAAACGTTGGTATTCTTCGTGATTACGCTGATTATTCCTTGTTCACTGATGATACATCACCTTATGGAAGTCGTAGGCAGTTTCATGCCTGCGTACATCAGAAGGATGCGTACTGTATTCTCGGCATCGGTCCATCTGTTTCGATCGATGCTTTGTTTACAAATACGTGTCCCCTTTTGTTGACTTACGATGGTTGCGTATCAACACAACCTAGTTCGTCTATTCCATGGGATGACATGGTCATCGAGCTCGCTGATGACGTCCGCGGTCGTCTCCGTACTAAGTCACTTATTGGGGTGACTTTAAAGGAGTTTGACCAGACGTGCCAGATGGTGAAAAATCCATTTGGCCTCTTAAAACGCGATTGGCGTTCTTTGGCTGGGCGGAACACTGCGTCCCGCTTGGCGAGGAAAGGTGCTAATCTGTGGCTCGAGGGAAGGTATGGTTGGGGGAGTGGCTACTATGACTTGTGTAATTTTGCGAAAAGTTACACTAAGCTTAGGACTGCTCTTTCGGCTCACCCCTCTCGGGGAGCATTGGGGGAACGTTTCGCTAGGACGCGAAAGTTCTTTGAATCCCCAGGTACTCTCATCGGGAGTTCGGATGCTCAGCTTGACGCTGTGCTAAATGATCCATTTATGGGAGATCAGAATCTTCCTTATGGATTATATGCGCAGATCAAGATTGCCAGCGTTGCGACTCTTGCTGCAGTATCTTGTCACGCTACTGATGAGGCGTTACAGCCCTACAATAGCGTTGATAGGTTTTTGCAAGCATTCGGTTGCGACACTGCGAGTATCCTTCCTAGTCTTTGGGAGGTAATACCTTATTCCTTCGTTGTTGACTGGTTCGTCAACAATAGTTGGGTAAGATCACTTCCTTCTAGGGCTAGGCTGACATCTCTTGGCGTACGAGATCTTGGATTCTCAACGAAAGTTGAGGTTCAGTATCAAGTACGTTGCGTGGTGGTCAATCCTAACATCAGTGGCCGCGTTATTTTCCGCGGTGTTACTGGTACCGGGGTAGGTAGCAAAACTACTTATACCAGGTGTATAGGTTTACCATCAGCCATGTCAGTATTTCTCGGATGGGACCTTAGTTCAATCCAGGCTACCGACCTTACTGCGCTTCTCGTGCAGTTTGGACATCGGTAGGAACCACTTACCCCCGGATCGGGGGTTTTCAGGAGGTTACCTATGGCTTCTTCAACACTGGCTACTTACTACGATGCCACCAACCATACCGATTTTGCACTCGTAACAACGGGTGCGACCGGCGGAAAGTGGGCTGTCGCAGGTCGTAGTCTGTCCGAGCCTTACTCCCTTGAGATCCAAAGAAAAATTGGACCTGCGGGAGCATTGGCAAATGATCATATCGTTCTACGCCTTATCCGGACTGATAAGAATGCGACTACCGGGAAACCGGCAACGTATTCCATCACGATGGATATTAGCGTTCCGAAGGATAACTCAATTCTCACCGAAACTGTTCAGAAGTATATCCTGAAGCAGTTTGGCTCGGTTATCAATGATTGTGCTGCCATGGTTGGTACTTATACCAACGCGGTTGCACTTCTTGAAGGTCGAGACCTGTGAGAAAGGAGAGATCATCATGGACACCCTAACTGATGATCTCGGAAACTATATCGCATTACTATCCAACCCAAAAGGTTGGATAGTGTTTGCAATAGTAACCGGGGTCTATCTTATTAGGTTCTTTTTACGTCGAAGGAGCCGACGGCGCAAGCCGTAGGTACAGAGAGGGAAACGATGAAAGTCGGGACCGAAAAGTCTCTGATCCCAGCCTTCTACGTCGCGTTTTTCGATGACGTTATGAAACACGTCCCCGAATTTGCATCTCTTCACCTTGATTTGGCTTATATCCTAAAAAGATATGAGTCTGAGGGGTTAAGCTTTGTCACACTGACTCTCCCAAAATTGGGTAAAGCAGTCGAAACTAGCTTAATTACTCTCAATAAGCTTGTAACCCCTATGGGTTTTGAGCTTATGAAGGGTGAGAGACTTCCAAAACTCCTAAATTGTCTATTTAAGACTCTTTGGGATAGTGAGGCTAATCCTCTTTTTGATATTCGTGATCTTCGCCTAAGTAAGGTGAGGAAGCTTTCCTATAACGTTCTTGTTATAAGACAAGTTCTCCTTGCTTTTTCGAAGGTAGAGGATTGTGGATGCATTGAGAGCGATGATGTGGCGATGAGTAACTTTAGGAATAGAGTTACTGCAAAGCCAGTCATTACGGCTTCATCAATTCTTCTGAATAGAGCTAGAGAGCTCATTTCAGGGGTGGTTATGGAGGGGGATAATCTCTGTAAGCCGTTAAGCCATTGGGTTATTGAACCTTATGGCCGACACGGACCAGGGGCTGTCTTTGGTCGGGAATGTGGACGTGAGAAGTGGAATTTCTCCTATATCCCTGGTATTGATGACCGACTTTATAGTTGGTCGGGTCAAGACCGGTTAGATAGGGAGGAGTCGACCACTGGGTGGTCACGTGCGACAGTGGTACCTAAGGATTTCAAATCCAGACGGATCATCTGTATCGAGCCCAAGGAATTCCAGTTTGCCCAACAGGGCTTATGGGAGACCTTAAGGTATCGAATGCACACCCATCCACTCACTCGGGATGCGATTTCGTTTGATGATCAAAGCATGAATTTTAATCTCTCTCGAGATTATACTTATGCTACGATCGATTTGAAGGATGCATCTGACAGAGTCAGTATTGATCTCTGCAGGGTGCTCTTTCCGAAACCGTTTTTCCGGATTGCGACCCGCTACCGGGCCCGTAAGATCCTCATTAATGATGAGGATCTGGTAGGGTACCGGAGCTTGGCTACTATGGGGAGTGCTGTATGCTTTCCACTTGAAACTTTGGTGTTCTGGTTTATTACCAGAGCTACCTTAGAATTGGGTGGATACAGTACTACATGTAGGGTCTTTGGTGATGACATCATTTGCCCTAAAGAAGCATTTGATGAAGTCATCGAGTCGCTCTGTTCTTGTGGGTTCGTCGTAAACGAGAGTAAGTCCTGCAATGATTCCCTGATAAGGGAGTCTTGTGGTTCCTACTTTTGGTGCGGCGATGATATCCGGATCGTAAGATTCGGGTACACTGCAAGTACGTCAAAAGGCACATGGATTCCATTCGCAGACTATAGCCGCTCTTTTCTAAGGAGTGGTTTTGAAGCTGCGAGTAGGGCCATCCTTAACTGCATCGAAACGGTGCATCCGGTTCCTTATGGGTATCTGGGATTCCCAGATGGCCCAATTGAGCCGAAAATCAGGCGCTACAATAAAGCATTGCAACGCTTGGAAGTTAAGGTACTACAGGTTTGTGGGCCTGCAGTAGCAGACGCACTGCCCGGCAGCCAAGGCATGTATGCCTGGCTTGTGGGCAATGACACACACCCCCTTCCTCGGGTGACGGTGAAAAACCGTATAAAGGGGAAGTGGATCGCTGCTGAGTGAGTCTTTTACTCAGCTTCGCGATTGGGGG